TGCTAGCTTACTGGCCATTTTATATTTTTTTGAAGTAATAATTTTCTATAACTAATCCATCCATTTGTGTTGATTCTAATATCTTAAAAGCGTCTTTAATAGAAGATAGAATTGGTTTACCATCTACGTTAAAAGAAGTATTTAATAAAACTCCAACACCGTTGATCCTATCGAACTCTGTAAGTAAATCGTAAAGCCATTCGTTCTGTTCTCTAGTTACTGTTTGAACTCTTGCTGTACCATCTATGTGCGTAATAGCTGCTAACTTCTCTCTCCACTCTTCTTTAACTTTAGGACAAAAACTCATCCATCTAGATTCTCCTTCCCACTCAAAGTATTTAGACACATCTTCCAATCTTACTACTGGTGCAAATGGTCTGTACCACTCTCTATGTTTTACTTTTTCGTTTAGAGTATCTTTCATATCTGGAATAGAAGGGTTGCAAAGAATACTTCTATTTCCCAATGCTCTTGCCCCATGTTCTGCTCTGCCTCTTGCTACTCCGACTATTTTACCGTCTAATAAATCTTGAGCCAATTTTTCTGTCTCTAAAAAATTAGATACGAACTGAAAGTTAGAATCGTGTATATAGTGAGATAAAGCGCCTAAGTCCAATAGCTCAATACCAGAATATGTAGCATCAAAAGGTTTTTCAGGCTTTAGTTCGTTTAACATTAAGCCTAGTGCAATTCCACAATCGTTAGGATTAGGTCCAACAAAGACTTCTCTTCCAAATTCTTTAACTAATTTAGTATTCAATAAAATGTTTAATCCACAACCTCCTGCGATACACACCGGCAGATCAGGATACTGTTCGAAATATGGCTTAGCAACTTCTAAGAAGCACTCTTCGAAAGCTCTTTGAGAAGTGGTTGCTATATTGTATCCAATTTCTCCTTCTATTCTATTGTTTCTATCGAATGTAATGCCTATTTTTTCTCCTAGTTCATTGATCTTTATTTCGTAATCGCAAAGTAATAAATTAGGATCGTCGTATAATTCATGTAATGGTCTACCGTCTGGGTTAGATTTGTAGAATTCAATAAAATGAGGTAACCACTCTTCTACAACTTTACCGTAAGAAGCCAATCCCATAATTTTACCTGGATAAACTAGATTTCCAATATTGATAGGATCATACTTAATGTCTTTTAAATACTCTCCAAATACCATGTAAGGAAATCCTAAGTCGTAGTATATGTGAGGATGATTTGTAATAGGATTCACTACAGTTTCTAATAGTCTTGGAGATTCTCCTCTTAGACAATGATATACATTAAATTTACCGTCGTTACCTCCTCCATCAAAAGAGAATAATAATGCTTCTTGATAAGGCGATTGATAAAAACAGCCTGCTGCATGAGATAAATGGTGCTTACCGTGATAGTAATTATCTGCTTTAATATATCGCTCTAAAAAATGTTTCTCTTCCAATATCACATCTGAATTCATGAAATAGCAGTTTTCGAACTTATCTATGTTTAACTTTTGCTTTATATAATTTGGAATGTACTCTGCTAAAAACAAAAGGTCGGAATTTTTAGGGCATTGATATTGAGCCATGCCGCTATTTTTGTAATTTAAAAATCTTTCCACCTCTAACACTAAAAGAATTTCTCCTTTATCTTCTACTACGTATGCTGAATTATGTGATCCGTAAAAAGCTATATTAGCCATTATTGTCTGTTAAGTTTTTTAAAAAAAAGTGAGAGAACGAAACCATATCTGGAGTGTATAGATTAACCCAAGTCTCGTGATAGAATGTATCGAATTTGAAATTTTTAAACCAGTCTCTATGATTTGCATTTACGTAAGTCATGATCTCTTGCTCAGTACAAAGATAATCGTTATCAAGAGCTAGAATAATATTAATAAGATTTTTAGCCTCAGATATATAGTTCAACATGTTTTCAGAGTTTCCTCCAAAAAAACCTGCGACTGCATAGATGCTTCCGTAGTCTTTTTGTATATTCATTTTCTCGTTGAATGTATAAAAGTTATTGTCAGACATGTTTCTATATAAATTCACAATCTTATTCTCAGAGTATTCGTTGATTCTTTGTAAAGTTTCTGGAGTAAATGCTTTATCGTACCAATATAGTTTATACTCGTTAGCAAAATAACCGTCTGGATGATTAGCATAATATGTAGCGAAATCTGGTTCGGTTGAAAACTTATTAGAAAAAGAAGGGAATAATCCGTGATGAGAAAGACCTGAATCTATCCAATACAAGTAGGTATCTGCTTCGTATTCTTTTTCTAAAAAATCGTATTTCATCCAATAGATTTGATTAGATCTACAGAATTTATCTATGATTGTGTCGTTGTTATATATCTCTGGATACTGTAATCTTTTAGCTACCACTCTTTCTTGATATGGATTATCAGAAAGTTTATATATCTTAATAGTTAAATTAGTCAGATTAAATTGCTCTTTAATTTCTGCCAATTGATTATATCCTAAATCTCCTTCGTCTGTATAACATACTACATCACAACCCATTCCTGCGATACAAGCTAAAGAGTACTTATACCATCTTTCTCTGCTAGGCTGACCCCAAAAAGGTTCTCTTGCATGATAAGCATAGTAAGACGTTACTAATTTTGATTTCATTTTATATTTTATTTTCTATTCTTTCAACCCAACCTTCTTCTTCTGTGAATCCCCAAAATACTACTTTAGTTGGTTTCTCATCTGTTAAGAAAAACTCTTCGTAGTGTATCTGTTGCCCTTTGTGCATAAAGTCTTGTAATTCTTGACCCACTATATACTTGTGGTTGATAGCTTTACCAGTTTCGTCGTCGAATGCTACTAAGATATGTTTGTAATTCTTTCTTGGAAAATCATGAGGATGTATCGTGATCAAATGATAGAAAGATCCCATGAAAGATTGCTCCCATAATTGATCGTCTTCAATATAAGGATTAGGAGGGTAGTTATTATCTAACGTAAACTTCTGAACTGCTTTTCTTTTGAAGTGGAAGCCTGCATACTTTTCGAAATCTCTTAAACTTCTCACTGTACCTAGATCGTAGCCAGTCAAATCAATGGTTGGATCCTCTTCAGTTCTTAACAATACTCTAATCTTCTTTCTTGCATACTCTTGCTTTTGAAACCAATCTACTCCTAGTTTAGAATCATCGTCCCACTTCAACATACCAGATCTCTCTTCTCTCATAGTAGAATGCCAAACAACTAACTTGTGTGGATGGAATAAATCGTATCCATGAGTGTAAGATCTAACTGTTAAGTTCAATTCTTCTCCACTAAAATAGATATCGGTATCGTGTTTTATCTCTTTTGCCCATTCAGATCTAGCGAAACAGAAGTGACCTGATAAGAATCTACTCATAGGTGGTTCTGTCATATCTTGCCAACCATGTAATAAACCTGGTCTGATGAAAATAGTTCCGTGAGGATAGAAGCAAGCAAAGGTCTGCTGCCATGGCTCCATAGTGCGACCTTCTGGATCGTTAAACGGTGTATATAAAGGTAAATAAGCCCCTAAGATTGGTTTATAACCTTGAGCTTCTAAACCGCTATGCATTTCAATTAAGGTCTCGTCCCAATCTTTTGCAAATCTGTGATGAGAATCTAACTGTAAAATGTAGTCTTGATTGGTTAAAAGTTTCTCGTTGATTTGAGCTCTTGCCCATGGCAGACCTTGAGCCTCTGTGTATAAAACGTCCATGATATGAAAACGTTTGTCGTCTCTGAACTCATCTACGTTATCGAACTTATCTTCAGGGTTGTATTGTCTACAGATTCCGAAGTGTACTCTTTTTGGATACTTAGCTTGTGCTAAAGCATCTTTGATTGTTGGTATTAATTCTGGGTCTCTATAGGATGGAAGATGCACCAGAATTGTAGGTTGTTTTTTTGCCATAACAGAATTTAAAACTTTTATTTTATATTTGTATCTTTATCTTTTTAGTATTGAATTTTTAAATTATCCTTCTAGAACAGTTACTACTACAACACTATCTTTATTTATACTCATAGTGTAGGATTTTTGTACTTGATCATCAGTATTAAAGTTTGCTTGATTCACTTGTTCTTCATCTAAATACCATATTACATAACCTACATCAGCAGCTATGCCATCAGGCGCTACTCTATCTACATAGAATGTTACATTGATATTTGATCCATTAGATGGTAAATTAGGAACATTAAAATTAGATGAGTTGAAAGTTCCGTATATAGTTGCTTGGTTTAATCCTGTAGATCCTTCACTTGTATAGAATTTATAAGCAATGCTAGAAGCAAAAGCAGTTACTGAACCTTGAGCACTAATTGTTACTAATGGTAATGTTTGTGTTGGAGTCATAGTAGGAGTTACTGGAGGTGTAACACTAGGCGTTATACTAGGAGTAACAGGTGGAGTTCCTGGAGGAGTTCCTGGAGGAGTTCCTGGAGGTGTTACTGATACTGTTGCTTGAGGAGTTACTGAAGTGCTTGGTGTAACTGAAGCTGTCATAGTTACAGTAGGAGTAAACGTTACTGACGGCGTTACAGAAATACTTGGAGTTACCGAAATACTTGCTGTAACAGTCGGTGTAAATGTCACTGATGGAGTTACTGATATTGATGGAGTTACCGAAATACTTGCTGTAACAGTCGGTGTAAATGTCACTGATGGAGTTCTAGATATTGATGGAGTAACTGAAGCTGTTGCTGTTACCGTAGGCGTAAATGTAACAGATGGAGTTACTGAAACGCTGGGCGTTGCCGAAGTTGTTGGAGTAAATGTTACTGATGGAGTAACTGATATACTCGGTGTAGTTGAAGCTGTTGTAGTAACTGTAGGTGTAAATGTTACCGAAGGAGTAACAGATACAGATGGAGTAACCGATGGAGTTTCTGTTGGTGTAACTGTCGGTGTAAATGTTACCGAAGGAGTAACAGATTCACTAGGCGTTACAGACTGACTTGGTGTTCTAGTAGGCGTAATACTCATAGTCGGTGTAAACGATATCGAAGGAGTAAACGAAGGCGTTATTGAAATACTAGGTGTATTGGTCGGTGTTACTGTTGGCGTAGCAGATATTGAAGTAGAAACTGTTCTAGTAATACTCGGTGTAAGAGAAATGCTTGGAGTAACAGAAATACTTGGAGTTACCGAAGCGGTAACGCTAGGTGTATTAGTTACGGAAATACCTGGAGTTACTGATATTGTTGGCGTTATAGATATCGTAGGAGTTATGGATATCGAAGGAGTACTCGATGGAGTTCTTGTTGGTGTACGAGTAATACTTGGAGTTATAGATATGCTAGGAGTCAAACTAGGCGTAAAGCTTGGAGTTCTAGAAGCGTTAGGCGTAGCTGTAGGAGATACTGTAGGCGTAATAGAAACTGAAGGAGTAATACTCAAACTAGGCGTTGCACTAACAGAAGCACTAGGAGACTCACTTGGAGTTAAAGATATAGTAGGAGTAACCGAAGGCGTAATAGAAGTAGAAGGCGTAAGAGAGTAAGGAACTCCATCTTGAGGTGGACCAGGAACGTACGTATCTGCAAAAGCTTGTGCTCCAGCCTGTTCTGCAAAAGGAATATTTCTACTCCTCGTGCGATTTTCGTAAAGTTTGTCATTGTCGTTTTTAGCGTCTGAGGCCTGTGGACCTTTTGCTAAACTAGACTTTAAATTTATTAGAGGCACGCGTGTTTTGTATAAATATTTAGTAAAAGCTTATTCGTAGCTAATCTTGTCCTCAATTCTGTCCATCCAGCCTTTAGAAGCGCTATGAGGCCAAACTCTCCAAGAAACAGGTCGCTTATCGCTTTCGTAGTCTCTCCAGATTTGAATGAATTTATCTTCTGGGTTCATCTTTAGTAAACTATTAAATTCATCTCCAGTGATGTCTTGTCTGTACAAATCTTCGCCTTTATCGTCTAAGAATGCCACTGCAACAGAATCGTAGTCAGTTTCATTTAAAGATCCTTTATATACATTTATGCAATACTTTATTTTGCTAACCAGTCCTGTTTCGTAGTCTGAAATTATAGGAGGAAATTGGTCTGCTAAAGTTTCTCTGTGAATCTGTCTTGTTTTAAACTTAAGGCCTGCGTACTTTTCGTAATCCTCTAAAGTTCTCTCAGTTCCAAATCCAAAACCTTCTAAACTCTTTCTTTTACATGGAGGGCATCCGCCTGGGTCCATTTCAAATAAAGCTCTAAATCTTGCGTAAGAAGCTTTGTCTAATTCGTTAAAAGTAGAGTGATCATCCCAATGTCTTTGCTTTCCATTTCTAGTATATTCGTGCCAAACAATTGGTCTATGAGGCGAGAATAGATCGTATCCATGAGTGTATGCTCTAGCAGATAAACTGGTCTCTTCTCCATGAAAATAAAACTTAGGATCGTAAGGCACCTCTTTTACAAATCGACCTAAAGTAAAGATAAAGTGGCCTGATAAGAATCTGCTTTTAAATGGCTCAGTTCTATTCTCCCAATTCGACACATGAAAAGGTTGCAAGAATACTGCACCCTCAGGTAAAAATCTCATGATGTTTAATCCCCATACTTCTTGCACTCTACCTGCTGGATCGTTCTCTGGAAAGTATCCTGGAATGTATGCAGATAAAATTGGTTTTTTATGACCTTTAACTTGTAAGTAACTAACGTAGTCTTTTAAAGTTCTGTCCCAGTTCTTTGTAAATCTATGATGAGAATCTAGTTGAAAGTAATAGTCTTCTCCGTTGTAGTAGTCTTGAATTTTATTTCTTACCCAACAAACTCCTTTAGAGTCTTTGTGATCAATGTCCAATATCGTAAATCTATTGTCCCTTATAAACTCGGTTAAATTATCCCAAGTGTCTTCTTCAGAGTGTTGCCAACCCACACAAATATGTAAGTTTTCTGGTTCTTGACAGTTATTGATTAGATCACGTAAAGTTGGTAAAAGTTCGGGGTCTCTATAGGACGCTATCGAAACGAAGATTTTTGACATAACCCAATATTAATCAATTTTTTGAACTTAATAAAATTTTAGTTTAAAGTGATTAAGTCGGAATAAGATTACAATTAGTATCTATATTAACGGTAACTGTGGTAGCACCTCTAGTAAAAGTACTTCCATGAGAATAATAGTTTCCATCTATATATACATAGCCATAGAATCTATAAGCGCTAAATCCGTAAATAGGCGCAAGTCCTGTAGTTAAATTAAATAATCCGTACTGGCCTTTTGTCACTGTGAGACTCGCATTGTTGCCTACAGATCCCTCAGATGGCCCATTACAATCTGAGCCAAGATACATATCTGCACCGACACCGTAAGGGGAATCTATGGTGAAATTTCCATCTACGGCAGTATCTAAAGTACAAAGGATAACATATTGTCCAGATCCATTATCTGCAAGTGAAGAAACAGTTAATATAGCAGATGTTGGGTAACTAAAATTAGTGTAACCTCTCACATAATATGTTCTACCTCCAACTACACTAAATGTTTTATTTGTGCTAGCGGTATAACCTACAGTAGTATCGTTGATTGTGTTACCCGCGCTATCAACAATATGTAGTCTTCTTGTTGAGGTTCCAAAAGAAGGTACTGGGTAAGCTGTAGTATTTCCTGAAGCTTGCGCAAATAAAGAATCGTCTTGGAATATTGTTCCTCCAGTGTATAAAACGTCACCAGGAGTGGTGAATACCTCGTTGACAATATTACTTCCGTTTTGATTAACCGCTACATTTCCATCTAAGAAAACTGTACCATCGTTAAACTCTTGATTATTGTAGTATAATGCTGTGATTGTTAAAGGACTTCTTGATGGTGTAATAGGTGGTGTAACAGATACCGTCGCTTGAGGAGTAATTGACACAGAAGGAGTTCTAGATACACTTACTGATGGTGTTACTGACGGCGTTATGGAAGCTGTTGTTGTTACTGTAGGTGTAAATGTAACTGAAGGCGTAACAGAAATACTAGGCGTTACAGAAATACTCGGAGTTTTAGTTGGGGTAAATGTAACCGATGGAGTTACTGAAATACTAGGAGTAACAGTAGGAGTAAATGTCACTGATGGAGTAACAGATATCGATGGTGTAACAGATACTGAAGGTGTAACGGAAACTCCTGGGGTAACAGAAGCTGTTCTTGTTACAGTAGGTGTAAAAGTTACCGATGGAGTAACAGATATTGATGGAGTTACGGAAGTACTAGGAGTTCTCGTTGGAGTAAATGTAACTGAAGGCGTAATTGAAACTGAAGGAGTAACTGAAGAAGCAGGAGTTACAGATACAGATGGAGTGACAGATACGCTAGGTGTTACTGATATGCTTGGAGTTACAGATACGGTCACGCTTGGAGTCACGCTAGGCGTAGTCGTAACAGTGACTGAAGGAGTAACAGATATCGAAGGCGTAGCTGAGATGGAGACGCTCGGAGTAACTGAGAACGAAGGCGTAACTGATGGGGATGGAGTAGGACTTATAGGAACGATGTATCTAAAGTTACTGTTCTGTCCACAAACGTCCATATTTTCTAAAACTATGTATTGAGCTGCATCAGGCACCGATACTACGTAGCCAGCATCTAAAGTAGAGGCTTTAACATTCTGCTCAACTATATTGTTAAAGTTGTCCCAATAGATAGTGAAAGGTCCTGTTGCCATTCCTCTCTTAGTAATTTGTATGTATATCGATTGTGCCATTTTCTATTAACAATTTGAAATTTGTATGCCTACTTGACCTCCACTTACTGCAAATATCTGACCAGAACTGTTAGCTATAGCTGTTATAGTTGTGAATAAGACGTTGTAAGATTCATATAAGTAAACTCCAGTTGCGACATTAGTCACTCCAACTCCAAAGAATGTATTATCTTTATTAGCTACAGGGAATCCACTAGACTGTATGAAACAAGGATCGTAGTATGTGCCTATCGTAGCTCCCAATATAGGTGTCACAGATATTGTAGGAGTAATCGTAGGAGTTATTGATATCGTAGGAGTTCTCGTAGGAGTAATGGATACCGAAGGCGTAACTGTAGGTGAGATTGACGCATTAGGCGTAATAGTAACTGTTGGAGTAGGCGTAACTGAGAAAGAAGGAGTTACGCTAGGCGTAATTGAGATAGTTGGAGTTATGCTAATTGAAACAGTTATAGAAGGCGTTATACTAGGTGTAATTGAAACACTTGGAGTTCTTGTTGGTGTTACAGATACTGAAGGTGTTCTTGTTGGAGTAAGAGAAGGCGTAACAGACGGTGACAATCCAGGAGTCAAAGATACACTCGGAGTAGGAGTAGGGCTAATTTGTGGTATAATTGCTTGAATAAAGAAATCAAATGTAGGATCTTGGAAGATACAAACATAATCAGGATCTGTAAACACTATAACGCCTTGAGCATAAAATATATTTCCTACTTTTCTATTTCCAACTAAAGCATCTATTAAGTTACCGTTTCCATCGTCAACAATATGATAGTTAGTACTATCCGGATTCAAAGGTAATAAGTGCAAAGTATTTCTTGCTACTTGCTCGCCAAATTCATTTCTTGGAATATAGAAAAAAGATATTTGCGAGTTCTGAGTTGTTGGAAAGTACCTTGAGTCTTCATCACCAGATCCAGAAGCGGCAGTAGATTGCCACTGAGGATCGTAACCACTACCTGTCGCTAATAGAGAACCAGAAATGTATTCTTTGTAATAGAGCTGTTTGATCAACTCGTAGTTAAGAGCATTATTATCCAATGAGCCAGTCACGGTCATAGGATGATTAAAGCCCCTATTTATCGTGATTCCAACATCGTCTAAAGATTGACTATAATATGATGAAGAATACTTTAATTTAATAGGAGCCGAAGATATGTCTGAAAACCTTATCGTATTCTTCGAGCTGCTCATTGTTTATTTTTACCAGTCTAATTTAACTCTAATTAATGCCTCTTTCGTAAAGTCTTTAACTAAAGGTTTTGACATTTTAGCTACAGCCAACAATTCGTTATTGTCATTGTACATACCAACAGTTGTAGGGAATGTTTGAGGACTATTAATAAAGTTAGAATAAACCAAGTTACCAGAACCAGAGATGAAAGATGGGTTGCTAGTATAGTTGTACTCTCCGTTTTTAACTCTTACGAACACATAGTTAGAAGAAATTGTTTCTTGAGAATTTAATTGAAAACCAGATCCAGTACTAGAGAAAGCTAAAGATCCGCTTCTAAATAATTCAAGCACTTTTAAGTGATTCGATAATAAAGAACTAGCAGCAGTACTACTAGTCATTTGAAAGTTTAAACCTCCAGCAGTAATTGGTAATGCCAAAGCTGCAGGGTTTAATAAAATCATACCCATATCAGGTAAGTAAAATCCATAAGATCCTGAAACTGTGTAGCCTTTTGAAGCTCCAGTTAGTGTTGGAGATGACGCTGCACTACCGTTAGATCCTGATATAAGATTGTAAACTCTTCCACCATCAACGTAAGTTACTGTAGAGATATCGTTTGAGTTATCGGTTAAAGATAATGAACTACTAGTAGAAGCTGCTGCAGATCCTGTAGCCAACACTAAGTTAAAAGTGCCTGGCATTAAACTTTCCTTGTATCTGTTTCTATCAACTGGGATAGCAATCAAACTTAAAGAAGAAGTTACTCCGGTTCCGTTATACGAAAAATCTATTGGGGATTCTGCGTCTCCGTAAATCAAATTTCTATATTGACCAAAAGTAATTCTACTAGGGGTATTTTGAGGGATTAAAGGATTCAATGGTGCAGAACCAGATCCGTAAATGTGTCCGTAAGCAATAGAAAACTGAATGGCAGCATTGCTAAGATTAGAAGCTGTTTGATATACATCTAAATAATAGCTAGATGACAAAGAGGCTTGAGTAACCGATGCTGTAAAAAATTGAGTAAGAACAGGAGAATTTGTGCTCCATGCTGGTGCTGTTACCGAATCTGCTGAGATCACAAAGTCTGTTGCGTCTAATCTTGAGAATGACATAGTTTAATATTATTGAGTTACTTTTGTAATGTTTACTGGTACACTTATTCTTGCTCCTGAATCTCTACCAACTATAACCAATGTGGTATACAATGTAGAGTTATTTCCGAATAATGTATTTAATGTTGTAGCTGACAAGTTGATCGTTGTACCAATTACAGTCTTACTAACGTTAGTACCGATTGTAGTTGTGGTATTCAATGCTGTAGCTTCTGGAGTATTAACACCCAAACCATTGAAGGCACTCATTGTTCTAACGTCTCCGATAGTAGCAACGTAGCCTGATTGCTCGTAAGTGCTTGTAGCGCCTAAGTAGTTCAAAGTTTGAGGAGTAATAGATAGAGAAGCTCCTTGACGTAAAGAGATTGAGTTATAACCCACGTCAATGATAGGAAGCTTAGCAGTACCTCTTGGTAGAGTGATTAACTTATACTTCATAATTTCTTGATCGTTAGGATATGCCTGTAAGATTGGCATAGCTTCGATAGCCTCTCCGTAGAAAGCCGAACCTGAAGGGTGGTTAGGATTATAAAGGGTATAATCGATCTCGTCGTCTGACAAAGAAAATTGAGTAATTCTAAAAGATCCATCGTTTCTTGCCAAAAGTTCTCTACCCTTTTTGGTTAAGATGGCGTCTACTACTACTGATGTGCTACTTAAATATGACATTTTGTGTGCTTTGTAAATAAATATTGTGTAAAACTGTTTTCAAATATAACCTTTTTCTATCTAATTAGTATATAAATATTTGTGGTGCCTTAAATTAAATTCTGTTGTTTTAAAGCCTTGACTAAATTTCCTGAGTTTCTACGTACTAGAGGGTTGATATATTGAGGAAACACTAAACCATCTTGAGGTATATTAGTACTAGAGGTATAATTCAATATAAGATTTGTCTCGTCTGGGATATGCTTTAAGACTATATATCTAGAAACAAAACTTGGGAAACTTGTGCTATCTATATTATTTAAACCTATACCCCTATCTATATTAACATAGTAGTAAGTTGTTCCAGCCTCTTGAGCTTGATAGGCCGATACTACTCTAAATTCATCTTCTCTTCCAAAAGTTTGAGACTGTTTATTGTAAAGTCTTACCATATCTCCTTTTTCTACACTAAATGGGAATACAGGAGTTTCTAAACCTGGCGCTGGTTGACCTGCAAAAGTAAAGCTACCGTAGTACAATGATTGAGTAACAGAAAGTCTAAGCGTAGTATTGTTAACCGCAAACCATCTGCTTTGAGAAGTCGACTCACTTACACTATTAAAGAATACAGTTTGATTAAAGGTCTGAACCGTACCCGCTGTGAAAGCAGAAACATCAAATAACTCAGGAGCCAAGAATAAACTAGGATCTCCAGGCATTACTTGATTTAGTGTTTGAGAAAAAGAAGTTCCAGAGTTATATTCTAAATAAAGAATTTGATCTGTGTAACCTAAACTTATAGCCGTTGCTGTAGCTTGTCTTCTTAAACCTATTCTTAAATTTTGAGATATTGCAGTAGGACTTAAAGCATAACTAATAACTACGTTGTAAGTAAATTGAATACCTGGCGGAACTAGGGTTGAAGTTATAGAAAAATTATCTATATTATTACTACTGTTAGGAGTAAAATAGTTAGCAGATCCTGTAGCCTGAAACTGATTCTGCGCAGCAAAAGGATCTCTAAATAAATAAACCATGTTGGCAGTAGATCCAGTATTGTACAAAATTGGAGAATATCTAAAGCCGCCTTCAAATAGAGATAAGTTTCTATTGTTAGTTAAGAACTGTATATTCTGATCGTCTGGATTGTAATCGAATAAAGACACATCTACTGTTTCTCCTGATTTGAATACGTTCTGAACAGTAAAGATATTTTCGTTAGCCTTGGTTAAATTCAATACGTCTTGATCGTTATTAAAAATATACTTGATCTGAGCGTTTACTCTACCAGGCAATTGAAAAGAAGAAGAATACATATCTACTAAGTAAGCATATTGAAACTTAATCTTATCTATCGCTGCAGTACTGCCGTAAGACTCATCGCCTTCTGCGTAATCATTATAGTTAGCACTTATAGTTTTAGATCCATAATATCTTGGTATAGTGAAAGAATTTAATCTATAGTTTGTATCCTGTAATTCCGCGTAAGGATTATTAGGATTAGTGTAAGTATTATAGTTGTCGTTAAGAGCGCTATTAATAGACTGAGTAATTAATCCTAAATTAATAGGAGTTAACTGATCAGAAGTGTAGTCTAAATTAAAGAATCTTTCTGATCTAACCGAAGCAGATACATTTTGATAAAGATAATTTAAAGAGTACGTAGTGTATGTGGTCTCTACTCCATCGAATTGAATAGATGAAACTTCTGTTTGATCTCCTATAGAAGTTTGAGTAGTCGCCGTAATTACTGTACCTCCAAATTCTCCATTATATAATTCTATTCCATCTGTGCTAGTGTATGGAATAATTCCCAAAGAAGAAGTATGAAAACCAGAATTAATAGTGCTTCCAGAAATAGCTCCAGCAATGCCTCCGTCTACGTAAATCATATCAATAGACTGAGATACATTATTATCCATGCTCATGCTAGGCTCGTGTCTAGCGTATTTGTTTCTCTCTAGAATGTGACTCTTAACAATTATACCAGTAGACAAGTTTGCTCTCGCTGGTACGAAGTCTCTAACTGTTTTGAATAGTACGTTGTTGTAGTACTTGATCAATCTAATATATTCCCAAACACTGTGAGGTTGAGTGTAAGATGCAAAGTAAGCTTCTTTTTGAGCCTCTAAACTTGGGTAATAATTAGCGTAAGCATCAGAAGGTTTACCTATTAATTGATTGATATTCAAACTAGGTAAAGAACCGGTTATGTTTGCATTGATAGTATTCGCAGGAGAAAAACCAACCTCTACATTTGTTGAGTTGATTCTTTTATCTGTATTGTAATACTGAAGTGTTGCATAAGGAGAAAGAACAGACGCGCTTAATTCAGTAGGAGCAGTGTATATATCCATGTGACCAAAGATCATATGATTGTCTTCCATAGAGCCAGATAAAATATCAATCTTGTCATTGTTTATTTCGAATACACCAACACTTCCAGACCAATATTCTCCACCAAATTCGTTAACTGTTAAGATGCTTTCAGGAATACCAAAAGTAGAAATTAATGCTTTAACAGATCTTTGAGTTCCTCTTGTTTTTAATAAGTAAGGTAAGTTGTGATAAAGTCTTTTATACAATTCCCCTTGTAAATCTTCGTTTCCTAAAGTTGGAATACTAGAGGTAACGTAAGTGTTTATAACTTCTGATCCTGTTGGAGGTAATAGAGTTCCATCAGGATTAATACCAAATAGTGTGTAGTATAAGTTGTCTGAAACGTTTGAGTTCGTATATAGCTCAAATCCTAAACCTCTTAAAGCGTCAGATACCATGTCTAAAGATATTCCAGTATCAGGATTATTCGTAGCATCGTATCTTGTCGTAACGTCTTTGTAATACAACCAAATATTATCGAAGTGTTGACCAATCATATTCAAGAATGTCGTGTAAGGAGCATTGCTTGGATCGTCCAACAAGTATTGTGGGATTGAGTTAGTTAATTGATCTTTATTTGTAGCGTCATAAAAAGAAGCTGAATATAATAAAGAAGAGGTATAAGGACTAGGAGAAGTTTCAGCAGATCCCAACCAGTTTATGGCTTCTGAAGAGGTTACAGAATACAACTCATAAGGCTGTGTAGTAGTCTGTTTAGGCCAAGCCCAACTAGCTGAAGTAAAATATAAGTAGTATTCGTATAGATCAAATTTCTCTATAAGATTATTAACAGAGTTTTGAATTACGCTTATAGAAGAAGATACGATGTTAATACTAGTACCGTTATTGTAAAGATCGTTCTGCGCAGCAATTTGTGCATTGTAACTCTCTAATAACTGTAACTTATATACAAAATTGTTTACTCTTTCTGTAGCGTTAGAGAAGTGTACGAAGTTACCAAAGTTAGTATAGTCTACGTTAATGTCTACTGACTTGTCTTGATAGTAAGACAACATCTTTTGGTAAGAAGAACTAATTTCGCTTGTCAAAAGACTAGAATAAGAATAATACTCGGTAGTTTGTCCGTTCTTATCGTTTACTGCTATCTTAAAGTTAGGGCCTCTTAAAGAATCTGTAGTTACTTGTACGTTAGCTTCTATCTGAAAGTCTATATTAAAACTAACTGACTCTGCTACTTTGTCAACCATCCATAATTCTGACTTAATATCGTAAGCCTCAGGAAGTGGTTCGTAAAGTTTAATAAGTAGTGTAGATTCACCTGTATCAGGATCTTCTGAGTACGCTACGTTATTGGCAATGATTAACTCGTTATTTCCAAAGTTTAAATAAAAGTCTGGATAGTAATTTTTTGTAGTAACGTAATTTTGATACTGACTAAAAGCATTTAGTATTATGGTGTTACTTAATACTTGAGAAGCCAATCGTATTTCTGTTCTTGAAGAAGAGATTTCTTTTATCCAATAGAAAGTACCAAAAGATGAATTGAATAGTCTTCTTAAAAAGTTGTATTGAGTATTTAGTGTTCCTCTATTAAAACCTAAAGTAGTTAAATCTTTTTGTGGATCTAATACTAAAGCAGAGTATCTATTACCGTTAATTGTATTTTTAGAATCTGGATAGTAGTCTTCTAATTGATAGTTAACAAACTCTAAGTTTCCGTTTTGATCGTACACAAAGAATTCTATATAATCGCTTGAGTCTCCAAACTCGGCAGTTATATAGTTTGACGTTATTAATCGATCGTCTTGAGGAGAATAATCCTGTTGAACAATTCCAGGACCATCATATATTATGTTAACTTTTTCCATTAAAGTACTTTATTGATAGTTAGATACGTTTGACTTAAATCTAAAATTTGTTGACGAAGAGCATTAATCTCTTCTATCAATGCCTGCTTCTCAGGATCTAATACAGATCCACCTATATATTCTTGACTTCTTGCAACTAAAGACTCGTGAGATTCCGATGCGCCATTTGCAGGAATATCAAAAAATAATTGATCGTAGTATCTAAAAAAATCTTCTACGGTAACAGACTCTGGCGCTGGAGCTGGTATTGCAGCGGGCACCAATTCTGTAAAACTAGAATCTATTACCTTGTTATAGGTATTGACTCCTCTTACCTCTTTTACTAAATCTACCGATGTTGACATTTTTATCTAATTATTTTGAAGATGTAATCGTTATCTACATCTATGCTTTCTCCAGTTGGTAATACCGTTTTTATTAAGATCTTATAATATCTTTCAGGCTCTAGTCCCATCATATATAAATCAAAGTAACTACTAGTGGCATCGCAACTTATTTTTGTGAATGTTGTATCGAATTCAACAATAGTTTCTTCTGCTTTTAAATCGTATAAAGACCAATAAGACGCTATAGGTAGTGCCTTATTTACATTATAAATAGAAGAAGTGGTAAATGTTCTAACAGGATATTTGTCTCTTGCATTAACTCTAAATCTATATTTAGTAGTATCACTTTTATATGTTCCTACATTATTATCTAGACTTAATATAAAGTTGTTATTGTTTAATACACTTAAGCTACCGGTTGCATAAGTGCTATCGTCCCATTTCATTTCTAAAGTAGGAGGATATATAGTATGAGTGTCTACTGAGAAGAAACTAAGTGCTACGAAACTAGCTGAATAGTTTTCTACCGCAGTAGGATGTTTAACAATAAATCCACTATTTTGTGATCCACTAAACCAACTATTAACTATTGGAGTCACATCTACGTTAATGTCTTTAGCATCTTTGTAAGTGTAAGATTGCGTAGCAAAAGAACCAGTCCAGTTGCCACCACCAGGAGTTAAAAAATAAGAAGCATTTACCCATGTATTAGAAGCTGTAACGTAAGCGGTTGGACTGAACCAAGAAACTCCATTAACGGTATCAGGAAAATCGTTGTATTTACCTGTACCCATTTGCCAAGAAGAAGAGACTTGTCTTATTTCTAGACTGTATGTAGTAGATAAGTTTTCTGCGTTAGCAAGATATAATTTTAAACCGGCTTTCCAAGATCCTGTGCGGTAAGATTTTATAGTATTGATATCTTCGTCGCTAAAAAGCACTAAAGCTCTTCTAAGATCATCGTTAGATATTGGACCAGCTGGATCTATATCAACAGAGTAATCAACTAACGTAGAGTTATTTTTAGCTGACACTTCTAATACTTCATCAAGACCGGTGTTTTTTACCGGAAATCTTGAATAGATTGTTGCGTCTGCTGTGGGAAATATTTTATATACTGCCATTGTTTATTCTTTAAAATGTTACTACTCTACCTTTTATGTCTGTTTGAGGAAACTTTAATTCAAATATGCAAGGATCTAAAGAAGGGTATATCACATTGTTTAAAGTTGCAGCTTTAATATCGTAAGAGTACTTAGAGTAATTATTTGCTTCTCCTGATTTATTGATTATTGCAACCTCTTTAACTGTTTGCACTCCATCTATTTGATCTAGTAAAGCGTATAGATCTCCCAATATAATAGGTTGATTTATCTGCCAATTGTCTTTATCGAAATAGTTTTGTAAAGATAAAATACATCTAGCTAAAACGTCTTGGCTTGTATAGTTAGGTCTTATTACAATATCAAAGTTACAACCAATATTAATTATATATGCCGGCTTAATATTGATAGCATCTGTCAACATTCTATAATCTGATATGTAGGTTTTTAAATTTTCCATAAGAGGCATAGAAGGAGTGGCCAAATGATTAGCGTTATCCAAACCTAATACGTAAAGACTTACCATTATTTGATCTCTTTGGCTATTATCCGCTGCTAAATAGTTTGTATATGTAGCATCGTCTTTTGTGATATATGCTTTTGATATTTTACCAAACTTAGAAGGCATGCTTAAACATCTAGCCAAATAATCCTCTTGTGTAACAGCTCTTAATTGACTAGAGAACTCTGCTTGAATGTTTAGTTTTAATTCAACATCAGAATCTCCATCTCCACCACCAGAAGCTGGATCAATGTTATTAGTTACTACTGTATTTTCGAAAGATAAGTCTGAAGCAGTTACTGATTTGTTTACTATATAAGTTAACTCGTTAGATAAAACGTTAGCAGAAGCTCCACCTCCAACTAAATAAGTGAATGTTAATGTAGTATTTTGAGGAGACAATCCGTAAGTTTGTGTAGTAACAAAGTTAGTAGGATCGAACGCAGTGTTTAGCAAAGTCAAACCAGAAGTAAGACCAACTCCAACTGTATTTGGATTAGGAATTACGCTAGTGTCAGAAACTTGATTTATACCCGAACCAAATTCGATATTCATAGTTCCATCAGCTTGATATCTCGTAGTGAATCTTCTAGGAACGTTTAATTTTTCTATCATGTAAGGCACTTGATTGGCGCTTTGATAGAATTCTGGGTAATTAGCTGCTGTGTTTGTAACAGGATTTAAGATATAGTCTTGAGCTAAGTAAGGCACTTCGTACCATAAATTGCCATCTGAATCTTGTACTTTTAAAATAGTAATGATATCAGTGTCTTGTAAATTTACAGTAACGAATCTTTCAGCCGATCCAAAGTTAAATTCTTGTGTTTTAACTTGACCTGATATTGCTTGAGTAGTTTTTTGTAATAAGAAACTTGTAGGAACTCCGAAAGAATCCACTGTATAAGTAGAAACTGTAGTAGGATCTAAAGAAGAAGAAGTAGTAAAGTCTACTTTATTTGGAATATAAAAGAAATTAGAAGTATCTACGTTAGATCTTATTTGCATTCCATCTGCAATGGTAAGAGCGTAAGTAAAATCAGGAACAAAAATACCGGCTTCATTAGCTGAAGGAACCTGTTGATAAACTTGAAGATCAACAACTGCAGCAGAGGTGGTCTTTGGTCTATAGCCTAACATGTATGCCATAGAGTACAAATTGCCCTTTTGCTTTGCGTATTGTAAAAAAGTTTCTTGTAATTGATTGTCCAAATAGAAAGATAAAACGTCTCCAACATAAGCGGCCATTTCTATAAACATAGAACCTGGCGAAGCTTGAGTAAAATCGTTGTACACCGTAGGATAATACGATTTAGCATATTCTATTAAGTCCGATTTGAACGAACTAAAATCTTTATTGAGATATTTTACATCTGTACTGTTTGGCATCTTTATACGTTTTGTATGGTCAATAACACTTCGTCTGACTCTTTTGTATTTCTAATATTATAACTAAATTCTATATTAATAGCTCCTATGTTAACGTCTGAACTAACTACCAAACTAACTATGTTAACGTTCGGAAAGTTATTTTCTATTTGACTGATTAGCATAGTTCTTAGATCATCTGTAGTATTTGTTTCCAGCTGCTCGAATAAGAACGATCTTAAACCTGCTCCAAAATTAGGACTAAAAGGTCTTTCTCTAGGATCAGTTAGCAAGAAGTTAATCAAGTTATATTTAGTCTGATCCTTAGTGCTATACACGGTATTGAAAACGTTAGAGGTAGAAAAAGGAATACTAACGCCTACTCCTGTAGAAGGGCGCAAATCAAGGGGCGATATTTTTCTAGCGTTGTATGCCATTAGATTGCGCCTTTAGCTTTTAATTTACTCATTAACGCCGAAAAGTCAGGGACTTCGTTTATTTGTACCATACTTGGATCAGAACTTGGTCGTGCTGTTGCCAACATGCCGTTAACGTCTCCTACAGCAACTTGCTTTGGTTGAAAAAAGCTAGTTGGATCTATTCCTATTGAATCAGGTCCTATGTCTGAAGTATTAAAAGACATATCGTCCATATCACCCATTGTCATAGCAGTCTCATTTAACATATTTGCCAAAGGATTGCCTGAGAAGTTAGGTGTAGGGCGCACTGGTTGCGTGTTTAGTGTGCCTGGTATAGCCATTTTAGGTTTCTTTGATTCTTTTATAACCTCTTTAGGAGTGCTTGAGGATTGAATCTCCTTTAAAATGGCAGGCATTTCTTGACGGATCGCATTTACGACCTCTTCCCTGATCAATTTCTTTAGTAATTCTAATTGGTTACTTTTTGCCATATCCTATAAATATTGATTTTATAATATTCCTTTTTATCGAATGTTTTGCGTAGAGTCAGATTTGCCTTGTCCAGAGTAATAAGATCCTCCACCACCAGCATAAGATACAGGAGTTCCATTAGAGCTTGCTGCTCCGCCTCCTGTAGCAGAAGTAGAAGTTTGAGCCTTTTGGTTTGTATTGTCTACTGATTGACCTCCCTCTAATTGTTTTATTTCAGCTTCTAATTTTTTGATTTCTTCTTCGTTCTTTTTTATCTTAGGATCTAAAAGCTTCTTAGCCGCCGCAAAAGCTATAGGACCTAAAAGTAATGCTGCAGCTCTTTCTTTTTTCCAAGTGGAAATTTGATCTTTTAAGTCAGATATTTTATTTTTCTTTTCAGCGATTGCTTCTTTATTTGCTTGCTTATTGGCTAATTTACCTGAATATTTTCCAGCTGGATCTGTTTGCTTTAGATTACTTGAAAGATCAGAAGAGGCTTTGGCCATCATCTTTCTCATTCTCTTTCTTAATTTCTTACCACCCTTAATGCTATTAATGAATCCATTGATGCCTAAACCTGTTGGTGGATCGTCGTCTTCACTATCAGGATCATCGTCACCGGTATCAAATTCCATAAATTCTATATCGTCTATGCTAAGATCTTCGTTCGTTAAGAAGTTCATAGACTCTTCCATCACTGAAATATCGTTAGCAGAAAAGCCAGAGAAACCTAAATTTGGTTGATTTCCGCCTGATTCTGCCTTTTGACCTTCTAAATTGGATTGTCTTCTTCTCGCATCTTCAGATAAGAAAGAATCCAAACTCTTTCCATAATCGTCTCCTCCAATGTTTGTAACCATAGAGTCTAATCCAGCTCCACTTCCATCAAAGCTAGCATTAGATATTGGAATATTCAAAGGAGATCCATTAGCGCTAGTAGGATTTATTGCTGAAGATTGATTATTAGAAGCGATTCCTCCCAAGCCTAAAGTTTGAGAAGTGCCTCCGTTTTGATTTATATTTTGACCTTGTTTAGAAGCGGCCAAATCTCCAAGTCCTGTCATTAAAGCACTCGTAAGACCAGAAGCTCCTGATCCTCCATTTGCATTAGTACCGCCTAAGCCATTTAGCATTACGTTAGCTTTTTGAGCATATCCAAGAGCATTAGTATTAACTAATCCTAAAGCAAGTAATTTAGCTTTTACTTCCGCAATAATTATTTTATCGTCTGATGCATAAGTAGCTTCTGATTGAGTAGCTAATATTCCTTTTTCATCTATAGCTATACCGTATCGTCTTCTTAATTTTATTTCGGTATCTACTGATTCTTCGGTTAATATCTCTATAGTGTAAGGTCCAAATTTATTATTTTTAGTATTCTTTTTATCGAAGTAATTATTTAAAAACTCTAAAAGTCTAAGAGCTCTATCTCTTAAAAGATCTCTCACATCTTTAAATTCATTCATTAAAGCCGGATCTACGTAAGCGCCATTTCTTCTTGCGTTTAATTCACTAGCATCAGGAGTTACGCCAATTACGCCAAATCCATTTCCTCCTGCATTAGAATCTAAAACTCTACCAGATATATTGGTATTAGAAGCTTCGCTTCCTCTTCCACGTAAATTATTAAGTCCGCTAGCATTTCCTCCACTACCACCCGCCGTTCTACCTCCATTATTACCAGTTCCAGCTCCTCCTGATCTGTTATTTGGATTAATGTTTGTGCCTCCTCCAGCTAATTGATCTAAACCGTATTGATCTAATTCTGTTTGTAGTGTTGAAGGATCACCATATAAATCGCTAGGATCTGAGTAGCAAGACTCTATATTGAATATTAAAGCGTTAATTTTTTCTACTAATGTAAATAGCTTAGTAACTAAACTTCTTAAAAATCCTATGATAGTTTGTAAAAGTTGATTTATTTGTTTTAATCTTTTTAAGAAAAATAAAAATCCTTGTTCTTTAATAATTTGTTGTAAAGTTTCAGCAGCTACAGTAGTTACACCGACTGTTGTAAACGCATTTGGAATAGGAACACCTAAAAAGAATTTTCTTAAAATCCAAAATACTTTTACTAGTAATAAGAATAGAGATATAATATTACTAAAGAACGAAATAATCCTAAGTATCTGATTTGCAATTCTTATGATTATTCTACATACATCTATAATAGTTTTTAAGAAAGGAATAATTTTCTTTGGATCTATTATTCTAGAAATAGTTTTAATGAACTTAGAAATTCTACCATCCAAAAATCTATCGGCTAGGTTGATTGCTCCACTAACTGTAGTTAAATTTTGTATGGATATTGCTATAGTTCTAATATCATCTATTTTCCTTAAAGCTTTTTGTACGTCTTGATTTGGAAAATTTCTAACGTCTGAGTATCTATTAAACACTCTGTAAACGTCTTCCATAAAATTGGAAAACAACTGTAATTCAGGAAACGCAGCAACTAGTTCGGCGTCTCTTAGTCCGTCTGTTCCTACTAAATCTCTAGCTGCTTGAACCTGAGCATTTCCTTGTAAAGAATCTTGAAAGGATAAGCCTGAAGCCTCTTGCTCTATTTGTTGTTCTGGACTAAGTATTTGTTGTGGAGGAATTCCTAAAACCTCTTCTAGTATTGTTCTTACTTTCTTTATTAATCCTACTAAAGCACTTTTCTTTTTGGAAGTATTATTGTCTCCATACAAAGAATAGAAGTCATCTATTAGGACTTGTACTTGATAAGCTTTTAATTGTATTTCGTATTTTTTCCTAGCTAAAGGATCAGTTATGGTTTCTGGATCTACATTAGGATCGAATGTTTTTCCACCTGGTATTTGATTTAATGCGTACTCTAGAATGTTACACATATCAACTTCTAGTAATTTATCCATTACAAAGAATATGCCTTTATCCAAAGTCTCTTTAAAACCCGTCATTGGATTAACAGCATCGGTTTCTTCTGCTGCCGCAATTTCAAATTTACCATAGAATAGATCGTCCATCTTTGCTCGTATTTCATTGATGGCTTTTCCTGCAACTATAATAGCTTTCTCTATGCCAGGTTCTGCTGTGCTATCTTGTTCAAGAATATTACTATTAGAAGTTAATTTACTTATTGAGGCTTGATCTGTTGCAGAAAGTTTTTCAAAATCAGTTTTAGGGCGCACATCAGGAGCCGTCCTAGGAGGTAACTGCGTTATCGGTTTTATTATTGTATTATCTCCCATTATTTAGTGTATACTACTTTTGAAAGATTAAACGCTTGTCTAGGATTTGTGCCTCCACCAGTTACCTCGTTATTAATTGATTTAGCAGTTTTAGCTACTAAAGGACCTGTTGATGCTAATAATTGCATAGAAGCCGGAAGATTTGATTCTGATACTTTTCCAAGGTTATCGCCTAATACTGTTAGCATTTCGCTCAATCTAATTAGGATTTGATTTGTTTTATAACCCAATAAAACCGGTTCTAATCCAACCATAGTATCTGGAGTTACCTTATTTCCCAAGCTAATTTTAGGTGCGTCTATATAAACTTCTGCGTTAGCGTCTATGTGTACTTCACCACCAGAAGATATACCGACATTCTTTTTACCTAATAAAAATACAGAATCCGATTTAGCGTGTACAATAACTCTACCGCTACTTACAATTATTTGTTTGCCTTTATATGGAAATTCTGGAACGTACATTATGTATTTCTTATTGCTGTTGAATCTTGTTGTTGTGCTGATAAAATATCGTTAGAAGTAGGTGCTTGCTCTATTTCTAATATTACTTGAGATTGTTTTGATAAACCTTTTCCATAAGATCTAAATGGAAAATTAACAACATCTTCTAAAACTATTTTTTGATTAGAAGTCAAGTAGATGGAAGAGTCGTCTTTATTAATGTCCTCTATAGTTGTTGCAAATGGATCTGAATCTATGGGTTGACCTTGACCATTTCTAATAATAGTTATAGGATCACCTGTGGTTCCAACTTCCGACCAATAATTTAAAGCTCTTAATCCTTTTACCGTGCTTCCAAATCTTATTGATTGACCAAATCTTGATTCAAGTATGATATCGCCTTCGAAAGGTCTTAAGTTTTTTATTCTTTCGTTCTCTATAAAAGTTCTACCCAAAGGCAATCTAAAAGCTAAAGTATCTGTTTTGCCTTGAAACTCTGGTCTTGAACTTGCTTTGCTTATGTATTGACCATACTCTTCCATATTAGGAAAAGCATTGTGATTAACGCCGTTCCACAAAGCATAAGGAGGAAAGTAAAAAAGCTGTTTAGCGTTAAAGTCGTTGTTTAAATTAGGAGATGGTCCACTCATAATCAAAACAATCTCGCCTAATAAGGGATACTGTTTTATAAAGCTAAATATTGGAAATGCAGGTTCGGTAACCTCTTTAAGTTTTGACTCAGAAAGATTAGAGTACATTATTTCGTATCTTATTTTACCAACATCTTTCCAACTAGTAAAATCAGGGTTAGGTTCTAATACGTCTCTAACCGAAGGAAGACCATCAGGGGTGATAAAAGCTTGTATAGATCTTGTAAAAGGTCCTTGCACTATGGATTTAACTCGACCAATTATGAAGTACTGGCCAAATTTACCCGATTTATCGGCTTTAAAATTATTACCGAATATACTCATTATGCGCTAGGTAATTGTTTTTTAGGAGCCATTGAAGTTACTTCGCTCATTAATTGCTCAATGTCTTTCTCTGACAAAAGGCCTCCATCTTCTACAGATTTGTCTTTTGCGTCAGCTGATTTTTGGAAAGCACCAAGTATTTTCATTAGTACCTCGTCGTTCTTAAGACTGGAATCCAACAAGCCTTTGATCATAGGTACAAGAACTATAGCATCGCCAGGACCATCAATCATATCAGCTAGACGTAGTATTTCAGACTTTATTGTAGAATCTTGGGACTTGTGTTTGTTATAAACCTCTTCCACCAATTGCGCCAAAGTCTTGCCAGGGAAGATTTCCTTTTCTAGTTCCATAGGATTTTTAAATAAATATTACTGGTCTACGTTTTCAATATGGTGGTCCAGCACCTCCTTGTATATGGTCTTGAGCTTCTTAATAACCTTTGTAATGGTATTAGATTGGCAGTCGGTGATCTCTTTTATGTATATAAAGAGAGCCTTTTTATTGAATATGTCTATGTTTTCTCTCTTTCTAAAGACTTCTATAATAGCATCTGCAACTCTAATCTCGCCTTCTTTGTCAAACAGTTGAGTTAAGTTATCGTCTACGTACTTTATAAATTGATCTATTACAGAGACTCTATTAATATCAGAAGATTCTGGCTCAAGTATTAAAGTTTCGTGAGTGCTATTGGCATTGTCAATCTCTTCTACTTGTATCTTGGAAACCATTTTTTTGTAATTCTTTTGATTATAGATAATCAAGTATCTCTTAGCAATGGTACCAAAATAAGAATACGCTTTACCTTTTGATTGATCGTAAAGGTGCAATTTTTGTAAAAGAAAAGATATAACTTCGAACTTAAGATCTTCTATATTATCTACTTCTGTGTAATAGAATTTAAAAGTATGAATAATATTTTCTGCTAATTTATAAAATGCGTAGTGAATCTCTTTGTTATAAATTTGATTTGCTACAGCTTGATTTGGCGCAGCTCTATATCTTAGAATCGCCTCTTCTGTTTCTGAAGTAAAGTAAACATTTTTTGTTTTCGGTTTTCTTATTCTAGGGGTACCTTTAATGGTAAGACCCATATCAGGTTCCTGTTCCGCTAGTATATCTTCTGCCATGGTTTATTTTCTTCCTGTGAATTGTTGAACCCTAGCTTGGATTGCTTTTATGGTTTCAAAAAGTTGTAATAACTCTGGGTCAGATTGTACCCACATTGTCATATCGATCTTGTTTACTAATCCGTTAAAGTCGTCTGTTAATGCTAAAGTATCATTAACGAAACTGCTTTGATTAAGTACGATCTCTTCTAATCTTTTATTTTTTCTATAAAGATTGTACATTATGCCGCCAAAGATTGTGACGAACCATAATACTAGTGCAATTATTCCTGTCATTTTAATTAAATTTGTGTTTCAACTCTGCTCGCCATTAAATCGGCTTGGTGAAGAATGTAAGGTAAGTTACATTTTAATTCAACGTCAGAGCTGTATGTTATGTAATAAGGTTTGTTTGCCTCTTCGTAAAGGCCGTCGTGTAACTTGATTGCTAAGAATTCATTTTCAGTAACCGAAATATTTGCTTGCTGTAAGTAGTACAAACTTCTATCGGCAACTCTCATGTGAGTCATGCTAGTGTTTATCTTAAAGTAAGCGCCTTGCTTTTCTCTATGCCAATCAGAATCATTAGGAAGATAGAAAGGTTGCTCGTTAGTGCCCAACTTACCAAGGTCGTGATTAATTGCAGAGAATACTAATTCTTCAATGGTATAAGTTTTCTTCTGACCAAAGCGCTCCCATACTTTATCTAGTACTAAAGAGGCTTCAACAACTCTATTAACATGATCTACATAACCGCCTGCAAAACAATTATGGTGACTAAGCTTAGTAGATGCTGGACTAATAGCTAATGTTACTTCTATGCCTTTATAGAATTCTATTAACTTATTTTGTCTGTCTCCAGTAGGAATATACTTTGTAATATAACCATAAAACTTCTCTAAGTTCTCAAGAATTTGTTCTTCTGTTAGTTTTTTCATAACTTTTATTTTTTAATTTAAGATTCGTGCTCAGTGTTGATTAAGTGTTGGATCTCATTTATTTTTTCTTGCATCTTTTCTAAAGTCTCTTTTAACTCTTGTGGAGGACGCAATTGGGAAATTTGTGAACTTTGGTACATTATCATGTTTACCAATTCACCTAATTTTTTAGTAATTAATTCTTTGTATCTCATATTGTTAATTTAATCTTTTTGTATCGCATCTATAATATTATCTATCGAGTACATGCCTACAGTAGTCACATTTTCAGATATTATTTTTATTTTTCCTATATCCGAGTAGTTCTCAGCTATATAGAATAGCTTGCCTTTCATGTTAACCATTGGGTACATATCAACTCCAGTAACGTTTTCTATGTTATCACACATATTAGGATAATCTTCGCAAGGAATAGCATCGTACTCGATTTTTAAACGATCTAAAGTTGTCTTTAATTTTTTACATTTATCACAACCTTCTAAAAGGTATACTTCTAGTTTAATCTTTTTCATAATCGTCAAATTCGGGGTCTAATGATTTCATTGCTTCTATCCACAAAAGTTTTTGTTGATCATTCATATTCTCAAATTGCATACTTAGATATACATACAATGCTTGAATCTCCTCCTTTGTTAGATCTTCTTTATTATTCTCCCCTATGTTTAGTAGTTTTGATAAGTCCATGTTTGTCTGCTGTTGTTTTTCCCCCCTGTAATAGAAGGTTTTAAAAATAATTATTTTGTAGGACAATAAAAAACTTAAGTTCTAAGTGCGCTCAACAAAGATTAAATTTTTTTATTAGAGATATTTTTTGTATATTAGATTTATGGAGAACGAACAGTTAGTATTAGGACTTTTGGAATCGGTACTTGGAAAGGGAAAGCCCGACAAGAACAAGAAAGATCATGTGTTTCATTGTCCGATATGCAATCACAAGAAGCCAAAGCTAGTGGTAAACGTTTCTAGCGGTCAATACAATTGCTGGACATGTCATCCGCCTACAAAAGGCAAAACTCCCGTATCTCTATTTAAAAAACTTGGCGTTGATAAAGCGCGCATGGTAGAGATGAAGAGCTACTTTAAAAGCGATCGTACTAAGATTGACGACACTGAAATTACTCGCGTATTCTTACCTACTGAATTTATTTCGATGACTGACAATGACAAATCTTTGGAGTATCGTCACGCGGCTGTCTACTTAAAAAATAGAGGCATCAATGAATACGACATAAGAAAGTATAACATCGGGTATTGTAAAACTGGAAGATACAGAAACCGTGTTATTATTCCTTCTTACGATAGAAACGGACAAGTAAATTACTTTATTGCTAGATCTTTCGAAAAGGATCCGTATCAAAAGTACGACGCTCCATCTATTCAGAAGACAGAGATTGTCGGTATGGAGTACTTTATAAATTGGTCAGTTCCAGTAATACTTTGCGAAGGCATATTCGATGCAATAGCAATAAAAAGAAATGCAGTTCCTCTATTTGGAAAAAGTATTCCAAAGGCACTGATGTTAAAACTTGTGGAATGTCAAGTAAAAACAGTATATTTGGCTTTAGACAAGGATG